TTATAATAATAGTCAATACAATACAATGAACGAAATTATCGATTTGATTGCAACTGATGCTTCTGCTGCGGATATTAGTGATAAAATAAAAGATGCTCTATACTCCAAAGCAACAGAAAAAATAGAATCACAACGTTCCGATGTTGCTGTATCAATGTTTGATTCACCAACAGAAGATGAAGTGACTGCCGAACTGGAGACCTCTGAGGACGAGTAATGCCATTAAACACAAATATATTAGCTGCAGAAATTGCGTTACCAACAACAACAGGAGCTGCCACAAGTTTTACTGAAGCTCGTGTCGTTCGTCTTGTTAATACCGATTCTAGTGCACACGTTGTGACCGTTGTAGAAACACAAGGTGGAACTGGTGTAGGATCATTCACAATGCCAGCTACATCAGTTGAATTTCTAGAAAAAGAATATTCACATTGTGTATTTGCAACCAATGCAGCAGTTAAAGGATCTAAAGTAGGATTTACCCATTAGAAAAATGAAATTAATTACCGAAGAAGTATCACAAGTTAAATTTATCACTGAAGGAAAAGGTGCTAAAAAGAAAATGTATATTGAGGGAGTTTTCCTACAAGGGGATCTCAAAAATCGTAATGGAAGATTATATCCAGTATCTACCCTAACTCGTGAAGTAAATCGTTATAATGAATCTTTTGTTCAAAAAGGTAGAGCACTTGGAGAACTTGGACATCCTGAAGGTCCAACAGTTAACTTAGATCGTGTTTCTCATAAAATTACTTCTCTTCGTCAAGAGGGAAATAACTTTATTGGCAAAGCACAACTTCTAGATACTCCAATGGGTAAGATTGCAAAATCACTTATTGGTGAAGGTGTAACTCTCGGAGTTTCATCTCGTGGTATCGGATCACTCAAAGAAGATCGTAATGGTTGCAAAGTAGTTGGTGAAGATTTCATGTTAGCAACTGCTGCTGATATCGTTGCTGATCCTTCAGCTCCTGACGCATTTGTATCAGGAATTATGGAAGGAAAAGAGTGGGTTTGGGAAGGAGGAATTCTTCGTGAACAACATGCTCAGAACATTAAAGACAGAATAAATGCTTTAGGTGGTCATCAAAAACTTGAAGAACACAAACTAAATTTATTTACTGAATTTATTTCAAATCTGTAAGTTCTATAAATAATATCAGATTACACAAAAATATCCATTGGGAACAAATTACAAGACATGGAAAACATCGAAGAAAACGTAGTAACCAAAGGGGCAAAACCAGCCGAACCTATGCCAAAATTAACTACTGGTGGCACTGCACCATCGTACGAAGATCTTGGTGGTCCAACTCCTGAGAATTACAAACCTGATGATGACTCAGCAAAATTAAAAGATGCTGGTGCAATTTTAAAGCAGGTAAAAGATATCGTAAATAAAAGTGCTAAGTCCGCTGATCCAATGCCAAAAGGTATGAAAGAGGAAGAGGAACTTCCTGAAGATCAGGTTGTTTCCGAGGAAGAGACTACTGAAGAAGAAGTAGTTGCAGAAGAAGAATCTTCAACTGAAGAGGTAGTTGCAGAAGAAGAAACTACTGAAGAAGAAGTTGTAGAAGAAACTGAAGAAGAAATTGCAATTAATGTTGAAGATGACATTAATGCACTTATTGCAGGTGAAGAACTTTCAGAAGAGTTTCAAGCAAAAGCAAAAACTATTTTTGAAGCTGCAATTAAAACAAGACTTTCTGAAATTAAGGAAGAATTAAAAGGTCAGTATGAGACAAATCTAACTGAAGAAGTTAACATCATCAGAGAAGAATTGACTGATAGAACTGACGCATATCTTGAGTACGTTGCTCAAGAGTGGTTAGAAGATAACCAACTCTCAGTTGAGCACGGACTCAAAACTGAAATGACAGAATCATTCCTCACTGGAATGAAGAGTCTTTTTGAAGATCATTATGTAACAATCCCTGAAGACAAATATGATGTGCTTAATAGCATGGTAGACAAACTTGATGAGATGGAAGATAAACTCAACGAGCAAATCGATAAGAACGTTGCTTTAACAAAAAGATTATCAGAATCAACTGCTGATGTAATCTTAGCGGATGTAGCTGAAGGACTTGCCCTTTCTCAAAAGGACAAATTAACTTCTCTTGCCGAAAGTGTTGAGTTTGATAGTGAAAAGAGTTATCGTGAGAAACTAGTAACATTAAGGGAGTCTTACTTCCCAAGCAATGCTAGTGCTCCAAAAGACAAGTCTGAGAACCTATCTGAAGGAACTGCATCTGAACCACAGAAGCAAGTAACTGGAAGAATGGAAGCATATATGCAATCTCTTGGACGTATGTCTAAGTGATTTTAAATCATAAAATCAAACAAAAACAATTTTAAATAGGTAAAACTAAAATGCAAGTCCCTTTAAATAACGAGGCACTGCAGGAGAAGTGGGCACCTCTTCTAGACCATGATGGTGTAGCTAAGATAACTGACCCACATAAAAGAATGGTTACTGCCGTTCTCCTGGAGAACCAAGAACAAGCAATTAGAGAAGAAAGAGAATTTCTATCTGAAGCAGTTCCAACAAACAGCTCAGGTTCAACTGGTGGTGCTAGTGGAGTAGCAGGTTTCTCTGCTGGTTCTGCTGCTGGAGGTCCTGTTGCAGGTTTCGATCCTGTATTAATCAGTCTAATACGTCGTTCAATGCCAAACTTGGTCGCATATGACCTAGCAGGTGTTCAACCAATGACTGGTCCTACTGGATTAATCTTCGCAATGAGATCCAGATTCACTAATACAAGTGGAACTGAAGCTCTATTCGATGAAGCAGATACTTCATTCTCATCTGTTGGTGTTGGAGACACATTAGGAAACTCATATGTTTCAGGATCTGACGGAGAAAACGTTGGTTTCGGTACAACATCTTCCACAGCACAGGGAAATAATCCTGGCACACTTAACCCATCTACAGATGCAACCCAGAAGGGATATGCAGTAGGTCAGGGTATGGATACTCAGAAGGCAGAAGCACTAGGTACTAGTGGTTCACCTGCTTTCCAAGAAATGGCATTCTCAATCGAGAAGGTCACTGTTACTGCTAAGTCCAGAGCACTAAAGGCAGAGTATAGTTTAGAACTTGCTCAAGATCTTAAGGCAATTCATGGTCTAAATGCAGAAGCAGAATTAGCAAACATTCTTTCAACAGAGATTCTTGCTGAAATTAACAGAGAAGTTATCAGAACAATCTATAAGGTTGCTGAAACTGGTGCACAAGAAAACGTTGCTAACACAGGTACATTCGATTTAGACATCGACTCAAACGGTAGATGGTCTGTTGAGAAGTTCAAAGGTTTGATCTTCCAAATCGAAAGAGATGCAAACAGAATTGCACAGAGAACTCGTAGAGGAAAGGGTAACATGATCCTTTGTTCTGCAGACGTTGCTTCAGCATTAACAATGGCTGGTGTATTAGATTACACTCCTGCACTTAATGCAAACTTAAACGTTGATGACACAGGTAACACATTTGCTGGTGTTCTTCAAGGTAAGTACAGAGTATACATCGACCCATTCTCTGCTAACTCACCAACTACTAACGGTAGTCAGTACTACGTTGTTGGTTACAAAGGTTCATCACCTTATGATGCAGGACTGTTCTACTGCCCTTATGTACCATTACAGATGGTAAGAGCAGTTGGAGAGAACTCCTTCCAGCCAAAAATTGGCTTCAAGACCAGATATGGTATTGTTGCTAACCCATTTGCAGAAGGTAATGTCGACAACCAAGGTCTTGGTCGTATCAAAGCTAACTCTAATAGATACTATCAGAGAGTTACAGTTAAGAACCTCATGTAATAAATATCTCGTTCGAGATATCCAGAGACTCCTTTGGGGGTCTCTTTTTTTATGTCAAGATCTCCTAACAATAAATATGTTACAGGAGGTTAAGACAAATGTTACATATTAATTTTAATTGGGAACCACCAGAAGTTCCAGAATACGATCCAGAAATCCATAATCCAGAGAAGGTCTTTGCCTTTCTGTGTTATCGTGGAGTTCATTATGCAAAATGGGTAGTTCTAGATGTTTTCAATGTTGGAAGTTGGGATCTCAAAAATCCTAGAAAGGGGGAATAATCCTCCTTTTTTCATGTCTAAATAATTAAAAAACTAATGAAATCGTTTAAAAAGTTTTTTGAAGATGTCGATAAACCAGAAGGACAACCCCAATCCAAAATAGAGATTGCGAGGCAGAGGTTTGCTGCGATTAAAGATAAAGCAAAAGAACTAAGAAAAAATAAAAATACTTCAGGTAAAAGTGGTGAAGCAAAATTTAATACTCAAAAAGCAAAATTTGGAACAATGCATAAAAATGAGGAGGAAAAATAATGCCATATCATATTCAAAAAACTAGCATATTAGGCACATCTGTTCCTGAAAATGGAATTGAATATTATACAGAAGATGATTCATGGACAAATACTTATGCGAATAGAAAACTTTATACAAATAAATCTGATGCTGATGCCCAAAAAGCAACTACCGTAACTTCGAATTTAGGCATCACATACCAACCACTTTGGTGGAAAAATAGTACAGTTGTTGAAGAATAATGGCAAGAGCATTTGCAAATCAAATAGAAAATCGTAATTTTTTATCTCCAATTGGATTTAAATTTACTTTGGCAAAGGAACCTAAAGTTAGTTTCTTTTCAAATTCTGCTATCATACCAGATATTACTTTAGGAACTGCGATTCAACCAGCATACTTAAAAGATATTGATATACCTGGTGACAAATTACAGTACAGTGATTTCTCTTTTAGATTCTTAGTTGATGAAAGTTTAGAAAATTACATGAAGATTCATAACTGGTTGAAAGGATTAGGATATCCAGAAACAACAGAACAGTTTAAAAAAGCAACTACAGATGAAGATGGACTTAGGGATAGGGAAGAAATATACAGTGATGGTAGTTTACATATTTTAAATAGCAGTTATAATAGTATAGCAATAGTTAAATTTTCTCAACTTTTTCCTATAAATTTAACCTCTTTGCAATTCGAAGCTACAGATACGGATGTCAACTACTTTACAGCAGAGGTCACTTTCAAGTATACTGTATATAACATTGTTGAACCTGACGGAAGAACTCCTTTATGAACCTTGACCAAATTCAGGAAATGTGGGAACGTGATTCTACCATAGATCCTGATAATCTACATGATGAATCTTTAAAAATTCCACAACTCCATTCAAAGTATTATATAATTTATAATACGATTACATTGCTGCGAGAAAAAGCAAGAACTTCTCATAGTAAAATAAAATTAGAGAGATTTAATTACTACACAGGCAAAGCACCAGCAGAGGTGTATGCCGAAGAACCATTTCCGTATAAGGTTAGAGAGAAAGATGCCATACAGAGGCATTTAGATGCTGATGAGAAGTTATCTACTATAGATCTCAAGATTAGATATTATGATACTACCTTAAAATTTCTTGAGGAAATTATACGAGCAGTATCAAATCGTACATATCAAATCAAAAATGCCATAGAATGGCAAAAGTTTCAATCAGGATTTTGATATGATGTTAATCGACAATGAATGGTGTTTCATTCATATTCCAAAAACTTCAGGAATTAATTTAAGAAGAAGTTTTTCATCTGACAGAGCAATAAAATATAATGATCATCAATTCTGGAATGAATTTTGGTCCGATTCAAAGTTAGCACAAATTCCATCATTTAAACAATTAGTCAATAATCAAATGTCGGGTGAAAATGCTGGAATTATTAAACATGCTCCCCTACACTTTTGGGAAAAGGTTGGAGTTGTAAAAAATCAAAAAATATTTACTATTGTTCGAAATCCATATACAATATTCTTATCTCGTTTTCATGAAATAAAAAGAATCATAGAAGATTCAATGTTACCTATAAATTTGACTTTAAAAACAATGACATATGATGACATGATTACATTACCATTCAATGTTTGCAGTAACAAAATGAATCAAATTGATTATTTGGTTGATAAAAATAATAATATTCGTGTTGATAGAATATACAAAATGGAAACAGATCAAAATAAGATTGAAATAGATTTTAATATTAAAAATTTAAATGAAAATAAATATAATCATTATAATTATGATAGAAATTATAAAGAAATTTTTGATGAGAGTATAATTAATTGGATACAAGAAACTTTTAAAAGAGATTTTGATTACTTAAATTACAGTATAAATCCATTTTGGTAAATTTTAATGATAAGAGAACTAGTAAAACCAGAACATCAATTGTTTAATCATCGTATTGACTCATGTAGTTATAAATTAGATCGTCAATTTTTATCTAATACATTAGTTGAAAATATGATACATTACAATGGTATTGGTCT